GGTAATAATATTTCTTTTTTATTTTCCATTATTCAGCTGGTGGGAACACCCCTTTAGGTCCGTAATATTTTATTAGTCTATCAAATGCAGATTTACCCGGTCTTATACCAAAGTAAAATTGTAGTCCCGTAGATAATACTTGTTTATTACCGCTATAATTTTTAGCAGTTCCGAAAATAAATAACTCTTTACTGTTATGTATATAACTTATTGGTCCTGCCCATGTTTGTCCGGAAACAACATAAATATTTCCTGTTGATGGTGATTTTAAATCACTTCCAGGTGGTACTTCTAACCATAAGTCACCTTCTGTATATCCAGATGCTGCCCCTGTTGGTGGAGTCGTTTCGATTCTATCAAATCTTTCCATCATATCGGTATAGTTACCATCATATGAATATGTTTTATGTTCTTTTGTCATAGGTAATAAAAGATATTCTTCTTCACCATCAGGGAACAAATAGTTTGTAGTGTATCCTGTTGATGGCATTGTTTCACCAGATATTGAAATGATTCTTTGGATTCTTTGTGTTGCAATTTTAGTTCTATCCCATCTTTGTTTATCTGAACTTGCATTAAAAGGTCCAAAGTCATCTCCTTTTTTATCCCATAAAAAGAACGGAACTTTTTGTGAGTAATCACCTAATCTATTATTTAGACACAGTCTAACAAATCTACCGTTGTCGTCTAATTTAAAATCAATTGGTGTTGGTCCGTAATTTCCAGTTCCACCAGTGAAATAATCTTTACCGGGAGTTTCTTCAGGGTCTAAAAATTCACCATTGAACATAAAATATTTTGATGAGTCTAAATCAAATGCTTCTATACCTGCTTCGTTATTAATAGATATTAATTGTGTTATATCACCATCTAAAACCTGTCCAAAATTGTAACTCGTATCACTAAAGAAATCACCAACATCAAATTTAGCTTGGGATATGTCCATTCGATAATTAATTGCATGTTCGATAATATTTGCAGGGTCTTGGTATGTTGTTGTTGTTAAATCCCTAACAACAGAACACGTTGGATCAATTCTTGGGTCATAACAAATTTCATACATAAACTCATCTCTTACACCTACATCATAAAATGTTGTTGGGTGTAACAATTCTAAATAACTCGAATAATTTTGACCGATAAATTTATTTGTTGGGTTATATGGTGTTGCTCTATAATAGAATTTTTTATGTAAAACATTATAGAAAACCAATTCTCTTGGGAATTTTGAACCTCTTTGATTTAAATCTAGAACTTGTTGGTTATCCCATTTAATTCGATAATCAAATTTAAAGAAGTATAATAATCCATTTAACCAGTTGTCTATAAATGAAAAATTTGTAACTCCTCCACAGAAAAATAATCCAACTCTTTTTCTTTTATACCATTCTGTTAATAAATCAATATTTTTTGATGACCCTCGAATAACAGGTATGATTGTAAAAACACCATCTCTTATTTCTGAATAACCGGATTTAGTTTTTCTATCATAATATTTGTTACCAATTTTTGACCATACTTTAAAGTATGGCATTCTTTCTGAACCTCCACCCGCAATAATATCGGCCATAATTGTCGAACCAGCAACAGGTGTTGAGGATTCAACTAGACCAGCGGCATATCCTGTTAAAGGATTGATTGGTGAATGTGAATCACCATATGATGATGCTGGTGTTGCCCATAAATATTTATACGATAATGTCTCGTTATACGCTTTGTCATATTTTTGACAACCTACTTCTGTTGCAATTTCTGTTCTTATTTGGTCATCTGGATTTTTCTTTCTAATAGTTCTATCATAAATTCTCATGATAACGTAAGTTCCTCTATCAGTAAAATTACCAACTCCATTATGTCCACCCTCATATCCCGAATAGTTAACACCGCACAAATTTGTCCACTCCTCATGACTAAATGACATTACCTCCATATAGTTTCTCCATATACCGACAACGTTTGTCCATTGTTGTATTTTACTACTTAGTCTTGTTGGTCCATTCGAAGCACCATACGCCTCCCAACTATCTTCTTTATCCGGACCTAAAAATGTTGCTTTCCAATGATCTCTAAATTGAGCAGCACTAAATCTACCTTTATTACCTAAAGCATTATTTGATTGATTAAAGTTTAATACAAAATTTGAAAACGATATGGAAGCCGCACCTTCCTTGTCTGGAGGTACCGTAAATGGAATAATTGTATCGTCAACCAAAGAATACATATCCGCAATAAATCTACTATCGTTTATGTCCCCCTGTAATGGTGTAACCTTTGCAGTATGAAGAAATTCTAATATTGTTTTTTGTGTTGCCTTTGTTGGGTTTGTTAATTGGAAATTATTACTGTTTAATGGTGATAATGTATCGGAACTATACTCTCTTGCTTGTGCATCTGGAAAATCTGACGCTAACCAAGATGAGCCGTTTGTAGTTGAAGTGTTAAATTCTATTGGTATTAACATAACCCTTCCCGCCCCTTGTCCAATTCCAACCACTTTTAATCTTATTTCACCAATAGAGGCGTATTCAGATTCGGTTGATAAATCGGCAAACCCACTTGTATCTTCAGAACACTCCTCACAATCAGGATAAACAGTTAATGGAAGTACTTTTGTACCCTTATCTTGCATACTATACGCGGCGCTCATAAATTGTTCACCAATTCTTGCAAATGGTCTCCAATTAAATGGCCATCCAAAATATATTCCATATAAACCTTGACCTACCGAAAATAAAAATGAACCAATAAATTCAAAAAACTTAACAATAATAATTGCAAAAACAAATTGTATAAATGTAACAATAGAAGAAATTAATAAACTAAATTTAATTCTATTTCTAAACGCAAAGTTTGTTGGTATATAATTCGCATTACCTGTACAATCATCTTCTTGACTTGGTCTAATTTGTTTTATACCTAAAAACGCATCTCTTCTTGATAAACCAAAAAATTGTTCGGTAGCAGAAACTTCATAATGTGATCCTTGGAAAGATGTTGGTGTGTAGACTTTACCATAAATGAATTTATAGAATACATCTTCAGGAACCCCTCCATTGTTTGTTCCTAACATTGCAGCTAATTTGTCATTAACAAATGTTGTTGCCATTGTTGAACCAGTTGTACCGGCTGGCCATGCGATATTTAAATAATCTTCAAATACATTTGAAAATTGATAAGTTGTTAATAATTCTTCATCATACTCACCTAAATTATTTGAACCATCGGCATTTTTATTATATTCTCTAATTTGTGGTATTAAATAATGTGCTGATGTTGTTCCCTTTGTTGCTTCTGTATTTCCCTCACCTAAACCAATTCTAAGTCTTGCGGTTGTTGTTGTTGGAATTCCTTTATTTGGGTCATTAGTTATTTCCTCTTCACCAAATTCATTTGTAAAAGTATATTCCATGTTCATTGGAATAACAGCCATTGCTGTACCGTCATCTTCTATAACACCTGGATTAAAATACTCTAATTCAGGATATAATGTTGTTCCATTTGAACCATAAACTTTATTACCTGTATATCTAACCCCTTCAATCTTACCACCACTTGTTTGTAAATTACATTTGTACCCGGTGTTCATTCTAATAACACCAGTTTTCTTTACCGCGTCCGAATTATTATCTGTTACTGATGAAATTAAAATTAATGATATTGGTTCTACCTTAACTCCTTTATCAGATAAATCAAAATCCACTCTTGATATACCAATTTCACATAAATCTTGGTTTCCCCAAAATGGAAATACTTCAATCTTTTTGTTGAATGCAACAATTTGTTCTAATCCATCTAAATCTTCATCGGATTTAAAATTATAAAATCTATCAAATCTTTTTTCGTCAACTCCTTGTCTAATAAAATCGTATGGTCTAATTGAAAAACATCCCATATCTGACAAGTCAACTTCAGCATGAATTGTTTGTTCTCCTAAAGGAACACCCCAAATCATAAAGTCACCAGCACTATTAGTTTTTACAGTATAATTGTAATAAGTTTCATAAACTTCTAAAACCTCTTCTCTTGATAATATTTCTTGTTGGTCGAAGAATGTTCCCGTTGGTACGTGTCCCCCGTGTTGTTTTCTTGATGGTAATAAGTTATATCGATATCCTTCATCGTTTTTATCACCAACCGATGTATAGGGATATAATGCGGATATAACAGGGTCTGTGGAATCTGTATCCTTTTGTGGTACAAAAACAGAAACTTTAACATTAGGTATACCTAATCCGTTATTTGCTGTAACTCTACCACAAACCACACCATAGTCTGAGCATAATGATGTATATGCCTGTTGTTGGGTGAATTTTAATGATAAAACCTCCAATAGGTCGTAGTCTTGTTTTAACTCAACCGTGACTCTTTGGTCCTTCCCAATATTTGTTGAAATTCTATGTTTTTGCATTGTTCTTATAATAAATAGAAAGCATGAGATTTTCTACTATTATAACGAAAAAACATTTTAGTATGTAGTCGTTCCTAAAGATTTAGTTCTTACCTTGATATCTACATTTGGGAATCTAATTTGGAAAATTTGATTAGACTTCATGAATATCGTTAAATCGGTTTGTGTGATTAAACCTGTTGTTGCATTTACATCTTGTGAAACCTCAGAACTTGAGTAATTTCCTCCCTTTTTATTGAAAACTCTTATATCAACAACGTTTACAACTCCAGAAACTGCACCAATCTCCCTCATTAAATCTCCAACGAATAATGGGTCACCCATTTTACGCTTTTCAATTGCAAAGAATTCTATTGTGTTTTGGATTGTTGTTCTTAAAATATCACTCGTTTTTTCGTTCTTATCAACAATTAAATCAATTTCTAATCCTAAATCAATTACTTGTCCACTTGTGATATCAATATAATCATTTATCATTCTATATTCAGAAAGATAATTTAAAATGTTGTTTTTCAATGTGTTAGAAACAATATCAGTTAAATTACCATTTTCATCATATGACAAAAGTTTAATTTTAACCTTGTTATCTTCTTCCATTACATTAACCTTAGCAGGTGCCCCATATGTGGATGGCATCGTTTCAATCAATGATTTATAGTCATTTAAGGTTACCGCTCTATCTTGTGCCGAAAAATTGTAAGCAACCATGTTTCTTAATTCTTCTATGGATGGTTGGTCTGCTCCACCTATTGCCGCAGTGACGTTAGTTACTCTTAACGATTGTTGTACTTGTGAGTTAAAGTTCTCATTTGGACCGTTAACATCAAATTCAACGTCATCTACACTTGTTATAACATTAACCCCTAAATTTGAGTCTTTACCACCGCCAATTCGATATTTGATGAATAATGTGGTATTAGCCTTTGGTACAGAACCTAATGACATGTTATTTAGATATGTTGCTAAATTAACCTTTAAAGAACCATTCATATAGTTATCTAAATTGTCCAACGGATTAACTGTTCCTGAACCGAATGTTATTGAGAAGTAACTCTCAGGTGTATATTCTGTAACAAATTTGTTACTAACATCAATATATTTTCCCGCTTTAAAATTATCCGAATCTGATGCTGCGGTTGGGTCTGGTATAAAAACTTTATCTTGTATTAATGTTTTTACCTCATACCATTTATTTGTATTATTTGTAAATTCTGAAGATGATGGATTTGCACCAAATGAAGTACCATCTTTATGAATAATTGATGTTACTCCTAATACATCTTGTTCAGGTAAATAAAGTTTAAGGAATGGTTTTTGATCTAATTCTGAAATAACTCTTCTATAAATTCTTGTAACACCATTAACTACAGGTTCTCTTTTTGTAATTGTATATGAGATTAATTTATTATTGTTATCAAAATTAGGTATTTTAAGTCTGTTTGGTTCTCCTCTACTATTAAATGGATCAGAAAAATCAATGTCCTCTAACGTTTCAAAAATTTGTCCTCCACCTGAAACTTGAGCACCTGCTTTAACAATTCCCAAATATCTATCATCTTCTTTATCTCCTCTTACAGGTACGTTAATAGAAAAATCACATAAAGAAACGGATGGTCTGTTACCCGGTATTTTAATACCATAAGTTTTTGCAATATGAAATAATGATTGTCTTTGTTGTGCAAAATCTAACATTGTTTCTTGCCAAACTCTATCAATATGAAAGTGTAGGTTATCAGCAACCGCAGCATTTAAATCTAACAATACAGAGAATATTGACGCATCATTGGTATTCTTAACCAAATCAGGATAATATTCTTTTGTTAAATTCACTAATTCTTGTCTAAGTCCCGCAAAATCTCTGGTTGCGTATGATATCTTTTTTCCCATTTTAAATGTTTAATATTATAAAGTCTGAAGACGAAAAGGCTCCGTTATTAACTGTGTATTCAATTTTTACTTTAGCGGTGTATGGTTTATTGGTACTATCTGAAACCCTAAAAAGTCTTTCGTCTTCATCAGAAGAAAATGTTCTCACGTTATCAGGGTCATCTTCTGCAGATATTACCTCAAGATTTGTTATATCTAAATTAGGAATATATCTTTTTACCGATTCTCTAATTTCTTCTTCAATCAAGTTCCAAGTTACCATATCATTTTGGTCAAATATAAATTGATATAATCTTGTACCAAAATCGGGTAAGAAATAACGACTACCTCTTCTTGTTAATAATAAGTGTATTAGATTAGCTCTAACTTCCCTATCGGGAGCTGAAGTCATCTTTAAATAACTACCCTCTAAACTGTCTCTAAAAGGAAAATCGATTCCGTATTTTACCGCCATATCAATAAATATAAACTATTATAAAATGGTAATAAATAAAAAACCCAGCCGAAGCTGGGTTAAATTAGTGTCTTGATATTCACCCCATTTATTCTCAAAACCTGGAAGGTTAAAATACAATTGAGGGAGTCTTCCATTATTTTTACGAACCACACCCTTCACACTCAAAAGGTGAGTCTGTTGGTCTTTCCGACGTCATTACCAATTCAGGTGTATTTTCACTAATGATTTGATTATTTGTTGGTGTTACCACTGTATTCACCGTTTGTGGTTGTTCTACTGGTTTAGTTGTTGACATATCTATTCCTAAACCTTTTAAAGCGTCTACCGCAGAACGAGTTCTTAAGTAATACATACCAGTTTTTAAACCTAATTTCCATCCGAATAGATGTGCTGCAAGTAATTTTGCTTTAGTTGCGTCAGCGATAAACAAATTCAATGATTGTGACTGGTCAATGAAAATACTTCTATTTGCTGCCATTTGGAGAATTCTTTTTTGAGACATTTCCCAAACAGTTTTATAGACTTCTTTCATTTGTGTTGGAATTTCAGGGATATTTTGGACTGAACCATTTTCCATGATTAGCTTTTTCTTAACTTCATCATTCCACATACCTAATTTAAGTAAATCATTAACCAAGTGTTTGTTAATCATGATAAATTCACCACTTAATGTTCTACGAGAATATAAGTTAGTTGTGAATGGTTCAAACGCTTCGTTATTACCTAAAATTTGTGCAGTTGATGCTGTTGGCATTGGTGCAACTAATAATGAGTTTCTAACTCCGTAATTTACAACTTCTTTTCTTAATGACTTCCAATCCCAACGACCTGATAGTTCTTTGTCTTTTTTACCCCACATTTCAAATTGAAAAATACCTTTTTCGATTGGTGACCCTGAAATAGATTCATATGGACCAACTTCTTTTGATAAATCTTTTGAAGATGTTAATGCCGCAAAATATATTGTTTCGAAAATATCTGTTTGTAATTTATCCGCCTCATCAGATTCAAATGGTAAACCCAATAAACAGAATACATCGGCTAAACCTTGAATACCTAAACCAACCGGTCTGTGTTTAAAGTTTGAACGTTTTGTTTCTTCTGTTGGATAAAAATTTAAATCGATAACATTATTTAAGTTTCTTACAACTTGATATACTGAACTGTATAACACATCGTGTGAGAATTCACCATTTATGATAAATTTTGGTAATGCTAATGATGCTAAATTACAAACAGCTTGTTCAGTCGGTGAACTATACTCAATAATCTCAGTACATAAATTTGATGATTTAATTGTACCTAAGTTCTTTTGATTTGATTTATAATTTGCAGGGTCTTTATATAACATATAAGGAGTTCCTGTTTCAATTTGAGCAGTTAAAATTGCATCCATCAATTTTCTTGCTTTAACTACTTTTCTACCGACTCCTTGTTGTTCGTATGATTCATACAACATCGTAAATGTTTTTTCTTCAGGTGTATCGTAAACATCTGATAAACCAGGAGCTTCGTCAGGTGAGAATAATGTCCAATCACCATCTTGTTCAACTCGTTGCATAAACAAATCAGGAGTCCACATAGCTAAGAATAAATCTCTAGCTCTCATTTCTTCTTTACCGTGATTCTTTCTTAAATCAATGAATTCCATAACATCAGCGTGCCATGGTTCTAAATAAATTGCAAAAGAACCTTTACGTTTTCCTCCTTGATTAATCCAACGAGCAACTTCATTATAAGTTTTCATCATTGGTAATAAACCGTCAGATTCTCCACCAGTTCCCTTAATGTATGAACCTTTAGCACGAACATCGTGCACGTGTAATCCGATACCACCAGCCCACTTAGAAATCTTTGCAACGTCAGCAATTGTATCAAACAATCCCTCAATGTCATCTCCTTTATTTCCTATTAAGAAACAAGAAGACATTTGTGGTCTTTTGGTACCCGCATTAAATAATGTTGGGGTTGCGTGTGTGTAAAAATGTTGTGATAAATCGTCATAGATTCTTAATGCCATTTCAACATTACCCTTACAAATACCAACAGCAACTCTCATGTACATATATTGTGGTCTTTCAACAATTCGTGAACCTATCTTTAAAAGATATGAACGTTCTAAAGTTTTAAAACCAAAATAATCAAAATCCAAATCACGATTTTGGTCAATTGCACCATCTAAAATTTCTCTGTTTGCCATAACGAACTGATAAACATCAGTATCGATTAATGAAGATTCCTTACCTGTTTTTGGTTCAATAAAGGAATGTAATTCTTTAATACATTGTGAAAACTTTTTAGGTGTTGTTTTATGTAAATTGGAAACGGCTAATCTACCCGCTAATTTTGCATAATCTGGATGTGTAGTTACCATAGCGGCAGCAGTTTCCGCCGCCAATACATCCAATTCTGTTGTTGAAATTCCATCGTAAATCCCCGAAGTTACTTTTAGAGTAACAAACGTTGGGTCGATATATTCCATATTTAAATCGTGACAGAGAACACTAATACGTTTAGTGATTTTGTCATATCTCATTTCTTCCAATTCACCGTTTCTTTTTTTTACTTTCATTTTGTTAAACCTTTTTTAAATTAAAAATCTACATCACCAAATGCAGAATCTAAATCTTCTGACACATTATTAACTCCCGCCTTTTGATATTCGGCAACTCTCTTCTCAAAGAAATTTGTTTTACCTTGTAATGCGATGTTCTGCATAAAATCAAATGGATTCTCTGAGTTGTAAACTTTAGAACATCCTAAAGCCATCAATAATCTATCAGTAACAAATTCTAAATATTGTTCCATTAAATCTGAATTCATACCAATTAAACGAACGGGTAATGCCTCAAGAATAAATTCTTTTTCAATCTCTAAAGCCCCACAAATAATCTCTTTTATTTTCTTCTCACTTAATTTATTTTCAATATGATTATTGAATAAATGACAAGCATAATCACAATGCATACCTTCGTCACGAGAAATTAATTCATTTGAGAAAGTTAATCCTGGCATTAAACCACGCTTCTTTAACCAAAAAATCGAACAGAAAGAACCTGAAAAGAAGATACCTTCTACCGCGGCAAATGCAACAAGTCTTTCAACAAAAGTACCTTTCTCAATAAACTTCATAGCCCAATCAGCCTTCTTTTTAATTGCAGGTATTGTTTCTACAGCGTTAAATAATTTGTTTTGTTCTTCCTTATCTTTAATGTAAGTGTCGATTAATAATGAATACGTTTCACTATGAATATTTTCCATCATAATCTGAAACCCATAAAAGAATTTTGCTTCAGTATATTGAACAGCGTTAACAAAATTCATTGCAATGTTTTCATTAACAATACCATCAGACGCGGCAAAGAATGCTAACACGTGTTTAACGAAATGTTGTTCGTCCGCGTTTAATTTGTTTTCCCAATCACTGATATCTTGACCTAAGTCAATTTCCTCAGCCGTCCAAAAACACGCTTCTTGTTGTTTATAGAGTTTCCATAAATCATGGTGCTCGATAGGAAAAAGGACAAACCTTCCTGGGTTGTCTTGTAAAATTTTTTCAGTCATTTTTTTTAATTTTGTTTGTTTGCTACTTCTTGTCTCTTTAAAAAGGCTTCTCTCGCTCTAACTTGGTTATTTTGAACTTTTTGTTCTTCATGACCTAATAGAGTATTTTGTGATTCTGTATCAATAAGTAAGAACTCATTGTTGAATTTACAGTTTTGCCATATGATACCGTCCTTACCTATACGAGATTTAAGTAAAGTTAAAGTTGCTAAGTTGTGTTCTTTTTGTTCTAATGTTTTACCAATAGATAATATTACGTGGGCAATTTGTGCCTTCTTGATTGAACCTCCCATTTGGTCTCCCGTTACAACTTCGGATGAAATTGATTCACGATTACCTTGAGTTGCCGTCCATATTGCCATATCAAACTCACCTGTCATTGCCTCTAAACTTCTCATTACCGAACCCTCACCTTTCCATTCTTCTCCATTTGTAGATTTTTCTGAAGATACACAATCAATATAATCAATAATTAATAAATCTATCTTGAATCCATCTGAATTCATTTTTCTAACTTTAGATTTAATGTCAGCAATTGTAACATTATCACTAGCTAATTTCAATAATCTTAAATTACCTTTTGATTTTTCTTGTACCTCTTCAACTTTTTTCTTTACGATATCTTTAAATTCTGGTTGTTCATCCGCCGTAATATCGGTCCAAATCGTATAGTGTTTTCTCTTAATATTACCTGGGTTGTCTTCAAAAAATATTTGAAGTACATTAAAGTCTAAATTATATGCGGTATTTGCAAATTTGGTTAATAAGGTTGTTTTACCTGTGCCTGTTGGTGCAAGTACTACTCCTAATTCACCTCTACCTAATCCACCTTTAAGAACTTTGTCAACTCCAACGATTCCCGTTGCAATTGGTAAACGATAATCACTTTCTAACGCTTCATCTATATTATGAAACACATCAGTTGCATCGTCATTACTAATACCTACTTGTAGTGCCTTTTGTATGATTTGTTCAATCTTACTATAAGATTCAAATTCACCACTTTCAATAATACTCTGTACACTCTTTAATTCTCTTTTTAAGTTCTGTTGTTTACAGAAATTAAGTGCTGTGTCTTTAACATATTCTGTTTGACCTTCTCCTTCACTAATCGCCGTTAATGTGTCTAAATGTACTTTGGAAGAATCACGGTTACCCCCTTCAGCCATGATTTTTTGTGCTAACGTATCGTAATTAGGTATTTTGTTATAAGATTTATATAACTCCTTTGTGTTTTCCATAATAAATCTAAATGAATTATTATCAAAAAACTTAGCCTCGATTACATCGATAATTGTTTCTCCGTATTTCTTATCCTCAATTATCGCCTTTATTAGTGATTGTTGAAACGTAAATCCTAAGTACCCAAAATTCCTTTCTTCCATGTTATGTTTTATTATATATTAAAAATTATAGTTCGTAGTTTAGATAAGTTGTTTCCAATTCTTCAGATGATAAAATGTCAGTTAAGTCTGACAAAATACGCTTAAGTTTTGGACGAATGTCAACCGTATATCTAACCTTTGGATGATAATAATATGCGGGGAATATTCTTTGAATAAATACATCGTCATTTAACTTAATGACCAATAAAAAATGTTCTTTATCCTTCTCCGGGGCATCTTCCACATAGTCCGAAGATAGGATATAATTTTGATTTTCACACAAATAATCGGAACTTTTTATTTTTAAATCCTCCGCAATATCTTCACAAATATTTCTTATATAATAATGTAAATCCATAGAACGGCGGGATTGGTCGACGTGATCCTTCACATTGAAGAATCGTTGGCAGATTATATTTCCTTCTAATGTAAGAAGAAACTCAAATTTTGTGATGTCAAGTTGTTGATTACTCATAAATTTTTACTTTAATTGTTTTTTTTTTATTTTTTTCTTTTGTTGTTAATCTAAGGAATGGGTTTAAAAAGTTAACAAAACCATCGTCTGATTTGGGTAACAAATTAAAAATTCCATCATCCCTCATCATTCTCATAGTATTTTTATAAGACCTGCCTTCGGGATCTAAATTTTCATTTATTAGTTGGTTTATATTTTCTTTAGCCTCGTCGGTTAAAAATGGTTCGTCTAAACTTACAATTCTATTGTTTACATCAAAAAACTCCTCACCAAATACACCATGTTTAGTTACACCAGTCAATAGATTTGCCAATAACTTATTATGTTTATCTTGTTCGAATAACAAATTACATTTATCTTTAATTTGTTCAACAGTTAAACGTTCAGTTTTTAATTCAGGAAACAGAGATAAAAATCTTTTTACTCCCATTCCTTTAATTCCCGCAATATTATCTGATGGATCACCACACATCATTTTAACCAAACGAACATTATCTATTAAGATTTCTTCGTGGTCGTACACAATTGTGTCATTTTTTTTGTAAATTTTTCCGTGTGAAGGATTGTAGATTTGTGTGGTTTCTGAAACTAACTGAGTTAAATCTCCATCTGAAGAATAAATTATCTTATTTTCGTCAGGTGAATTTTGAGTATAGTAAGCGATGTTGTCATCAGTCTCACAATACTCATATTCTCCCTGTCTTACAAATAACTCCTCAAGATATTGTTTTACTCTATCTCTTTGGTGGTTATAGGAATTTAACTCTTCTTCAGTTCTAATTCTTTGTCTTCTATTTTCTTTATAATGGATATAGATTTTTTTTCTGGTTTGTGAACCTTCAATTCCATCCCAAAACACCACTATTTTATCTAAATGGTACGTTTCAAATGCTCTTCTAAGAGTATTGATAAAATGATAAATTCCTCCAATATGTTCTCCCTTATGAAAGGCGTTTTTAACACCATAAAAACCAATCGTGAGTAAATTGTCTCCATCAACAAGTAATACCGACATTTAAAATTAATTATAGATCACTCTCTTCTGTTACAACTTCTACGTCCGTAATGTCTGTAACATTAACACCTAACATCTTACTGATGTAATCACCACTTTCTTTTTTGTACTCTTCGAGAGATTTCTTTTCTTCTCCTTCTTCTCGTCCAGCCATAAATCCGTGTGATGTAACTAAGATACGTCCATCTTCATATCCCAAACCATTGATGTGGTTTTTCATGATAGAGATTTTTGTTCTTGTTGCAATTTTTACTTTTCTCTTATCTTTTGTGATAGAGATTTTTGTTGTACCCGCACCTTTTTGATTACCAAATAAGAATACGATACTTGAGTTTAACCAAATTGCTTCTCCACCTTTTGCTTTAATCTTTGGTTGTCCAAAAGGATTATCAGGTAGTTCTACCCAAGGTTGGTTAACAATGATTAAAGTATTCGTATAGGTCTTATCTGTTCTTCTTGAACCTGAAATACGTTGATTGATACCCATTCCAATTTTGTCAGCTAAAACCGACGCATTGTGTTGTTTACCACCTTTACCATCGTAAGTCATTTTACAAGGAACCGAACCTACTGAATCCCAAAGAATTAATAAATCATGAGGTAAATCACCTTTCTCTTGTGCATCTAATAATTCATTGATATAATCTGTGATTTGTTCAATGTATTCAAAGTCACTATTGAATAGATAATCTCCGTCTTTGTTGAATCCCATTAATTCTGCGTGGTCCCAACTCCATTTTTGTTCTGTGATAATAAACACAGGAACAATACCTTTCTTTTGTGCATCTACAGCTGACTTTACAAGTGCAGTTGTTTTACCCGTATCACTATGTCCTAACAACATATTGATATGACCCATTGCAGGACCCGGAATACCTGTAGCATCTAAAAAGGCACTACCTAAATCAAAGAAACGGTCTGCTTTATATTCCGCCTCTTTTGAGAATTTCTTCTTAATGGAAGAAAAATCTGTTTTTTTAATACCTGCCATGTTGTTGTTTTTAAAAGGATGTTCCCGACACGAATGTCGGGAACATCATAAATTAATTAGAATGGTAAATCTCCGTCAACATCCTCTTCTTCTTGTGGGTCAACCACAGGTGTTGATGATTTTGGTGATGCAATTACCTCATCACTTGTAGATGATGAAACGTATCTTTTTTGGTCTGAATCCCAACGTGGGGCTTCTCCTCTTGCAACTAACTCTAAGTAGTCTTCACCTTTCTTAGCGTACACATCTGACCAAGTCAATTCATCCTCTAACCATGTTTTTGCAACATCAGCGTCGGTATGTAAAACACCAGCATCTTCAGGAATAATTGAATTAATTGTTGTGTATTCTTTACCATTACCTGATTTAGTTAATGCCAAAGAAAGAATCAAATCACGTCCTGTTTCTGAATTAGTGATATCTCCTTTGTTACGGAAAATTGGAAATACTTTATCCATAATACCATCACCTTTGTGGTTATGTTTAAATCTCCAAAATTTAACTCCGTCGTTTTCATGGTCACGGTCAATAACCTTTACAATGTAAAATTTACGAGAACGGTATGTACGTGCCAATTCTTTATCAGAATCAACACCAGTCATCATTAAACCTTCATAAACCTCGTTTAATGGTGAACGCTTACCTTCTTGTTTAGGGTCAAATAATTTAACCCATTTTCCATCCACTTGAACTTCGTGGAAATAAGCCTCTACAAATGGTGAACTACCATCTTTTGTAGGTAAAATACGAATACGTCTTTCTTCACCTTTAGAACCCTTAGGTAATACGGTTGTGAAATACTTCTTCATTCTATCCTCTTGGGATACCTTGTTTGCATTGCCAC